TCCTGTCCCACTGAATGTGGGTGTCCTGTTTCGCGAACTCTAGTTATGCAATTTTATATAAAGAATATGAGCAATTAAACGATGCATTCCAATGGTCTCCATCTGAATCCCGTAAGCTTACCTATCGAGAAAGAAAGCACTGGGTAAAGAGATATCTCTTTAAGCTGGAGCAGGAATACGACAGAATGCACCAGGCTAATAACTCAAACCAAGTCATTACGAGATCCGTAGGTCAAGGTGTTACTTTCGGTGGAGTGCCGTACAAGTAATATAATTGAAGGTAACAACTTGACACTAGGAGATCTCAAGTGGCTACACCAACTCCGCCCGACACAGGGCCTAGCATTGGAACCAGCCGCTTGTTGGGGACTAACGGTCTTCAACAGGCGGTTGATTCTTTAACGACACAAGTTAACAGACTTACACAGAGCGTCGGAAGTCTTACAGGAGGACTTCAGGGCGCTTCTAATGCTGCCCGAAATTCTGGAGGTAATGGCGGAGTATGGAATAACAACTCTAACCGTACCCAGTACAACGGTAATGGTGGTAACGGTAGATTTACTGTAGGTTCTCTAGGTGGTTCTAGATCAAACGGTGGCGGAGGAAACTTCACAGGACTAGGACGCGCTGGAACTATTGCTAGCGCTGTAGCTGGAGTAGGTTCTTCTCTAGTCAATTATGCAAATAGAAATATGGCCTCCAATTTCCAACTGGATTATTTTGGAACCCAGGCAGCTATTGCTGGTGGATTCTCTCCTGGAAATGTTCAGCAAGCAAATCGTACTGCTAGATCCGTAGCTTTCAATAACAACTATGCTGCTCTTAATGCCAATGACGCTGCAAGAGCTGCTTATCTTAATCAGTACACATTCGGTGCAGCACAGTTTAATGGACAAGCCAATCCAGCATTCGTAGCCGGTATGCGCCAGGCTAATGCTTTTGCCTATGCCAGCCCTACCCTTGGTGCTTATGGTGGAGCGCTAGCCGCGCAACAGACATACTCCTCTAGATCTCTTATGGGTCTGGCTTCTCTAGGTTATGCAAGTCCTTTCATGCCAGGCGGAGCAAAGACTTCTATGTCTTCTATTGCTCAGTCAATTGTTGCTAGAACGTTTGGTAACCAACGTCTGAGTATGAAGCAATTCAATGCAGCTATTCAGCAAGGTGGTTCTCTTGCTGTAAACCTACAGGCCGCAGGTGCAGCAGCGGGCTGGAGTCAGAGCACTGTCCAGGAATATCAGAACATTATTCAGGGACAGGTAGCAGCCCAACAGAATGGTATGTCTTCCAATAAGTATTACCAGTTATTGGGTCAGGCTTCTGGTGGAAATAGATCCGCTATCAATCAGTTGGCTAAGACAACTGGTATGGGTTCCTCTATGTTTGAGAACCAGAGAAACCTACAAGCTACTCGTCTTACACGTCAGAACGACATTCTGAATTCTCTGGCACCAGCGTTTGATTCTGCCACTCAGGCAGTTAACAAGTTCTCCCAGGCATTGACTTCTCTTCTTCAGAGCACTGGATTAGATAAGGCAATTGGTACTGGCGCTGGTGGACTGGCTCCCTTCTCTAACGCCCTAGGAGGCGTCTCTAACGCCCTGGGAACAGGCCTTGGGGTATTTGGTGTATCCCGCCTACTCGGAGGCGGCGGAGGCGGCATTATGGGCCGTCTAGGCGGTCTTCTAGGACGTGGTGGTGCTGGAGCAGGAATACTAGATGCATCACTAGGATCCCTGGCTGCTGCTGGTGGGTTCGGAATTGGTGGTTATTTAACTCATCACTTCGGATCTCAGCTTACAAATAAGTACACAAAGAAGGGAACCAAGGCTCGTAAGGCCGCGAACATCGGAGTTGATACAGCCACAGGTGCTTTGACTGGTGCGGCAGTTGGTTCCGTTGTCCCAGTTATTGGTACTGGTGTAGGTGCTCTTATTGGTGGTGCCGTTGGCGCTGGTGTAGGAATCTTTGGTGGTGCTACAGGAGAAGGAGGAGTAACTGGAACGACTGGTAACTCCGCTAGAAACTCTTCTATTCAGGGAGCCTCTACAGCATCCGCAGCTCAAATCATTGGCTATGCGGAATCTCAGCTAGGTGTTCCTTATGTATGGGGTGGTGAAACTGCGGGTAAGGCGTTCGACTGTTCTGGTCTTACTCAGTGGGCCTATTCAAAGGCTGGAGTAACCATCCCTCGTGTAGCTGCTGACCAGCAAAAGGTTGGTACTTCTGTTCCAGTTAACCAGACACAACCTGGTGACTTGCTGTTTGTAGGTAACCCTGCTCACCACGTTGTTATGTCTATCGGTGGTGGAAAGATTATTGAAGCTCCACACCCAGGAGCTACTGTTACAACTCGTGCGCTTAATCCAAGTGAATACACCAGTGCTACTCGTATTGTTGGATCCATCGGAAATATGAATTCCCTACTTAATGGGAATACAGATAACTCAGGTGGAACTCTTAATAACCAGCAGAACACTGTAGGTGGAGATATTGGAAACCTAGGTGGAACAAGCGAGGCTGCCGCTGTTGCGTCTGCTCTAGCAAGCTCCGCTGCGGCTATGCCTATGACTTCTCAGGCAAAGACTACAAGTGCTACAACCTCCGCAGGGACTGGAAGCAATCCAAAGGCCAACGGAAAGAATGACACTGCTTCTCTACAGGCATATGCAAAGGCCTTGCTAGGAAAGTATGGATGGTCTAACCAGTGGGATTCCTTCAACGCTCTAGTTAATTCGGAATCAAGTTGGCAGGTAAATGCTACTAATCCAACCTCTGGTGCTTATGGTCTAGCTCAGTCTCTTCCAGCATCTAAGTATTCTTCCGCAGGATCAGACTGGAAGACAAATGGAGACACCCAGCTTCGTTGGATGATGGACTACGTAAAGAGTCGTTATGGTTCTCCAGATGCTGCTTGGTCATTCCACCAGAAGAATAACTGGTATGCCGCAGGTGCTTGGAATATTGATAAGGATCAGCCTGCTACTGTCCACAAGGGCGAAATGATTATTCCTGCTCAACAGGCTGAGACAATTCGTCAGACCCTTCTTAATAATACGTTTAATCCTAATCTACAAAAAGCAGCCGGAATTAATGGTAGTGGGGCTACAATTACTATCGGAGATATAAATGTTTCACTGCCAAGCACTTATAGTGGAACTGCTCAGGAAGCTCGTGACATGGGTAAGACAATTGTCAAGGCTATCCAAGATGAACTACGTCTTAAGAATCTACAGATTGGACAGTAATGGCTACTAAGTTACCTACAGAGCCAATCTCTGGTCAGCTTTATCCTGCACTAAAGGGGAAGCCTGGAAGCCGTACATTTCAGAATCCCCCTTTCCATCCTAATATTCTTAACCTAGGTGGAGCTAACAAAGCAATTAATCCTCCAGGATTTGATGACTATAATCCTGGAGGAACTAAGAACTTCCACAGAGGGGTTATTACTGGCGGGGCTGGAGCAGTAGATGGGTGGAAGGATAATACAACTTATATTATTAACTTCCTATATAACCCTTCTACTATTCAGGAAAGCCGTTCTATCGATACAAACAGTGGAGTGCTGCCAGCATGGGCACGTAACCCTGACGATCCTGGTCAGTACGTAACTCCCCTGAATGCCACAGTAAATTTCTCTCTATTGTTTGATAGAACCTTTGAACTATGGGACGCAAACTACAGAGATACTATTCCAGGTGTATTCGGTGTACGTGCAGATGTGGAAGCTTTCTATAACCTCATTGGTGTAAACTTTCCAGTGGCTCAGTCCAAGTCAGCCTTAGTAGGTAGAACAGATCTTCCAGGTCTTCCTAATGGTATTGCTGATGTTATTGTTCAGGGTCCCATGATGATGGTTCCTGCCCAGCTATCCTTTGGTGCAAACTCTGCCGGAACACTCAACTACTTCGGATATATCTCATCTTTTAATGTAACCTATACACACTTCAATCAGAAGATGGTTCCGGTAAGATGTGCTATTGATGTAGGATTTACTATCATGCCACCTATTACTTCTTCAGTACTTACTTTCACTAATTCGGGATAAGGAGATCTTAATGACAATCAGTATCTATAGCAGATATGCTGACGATCAAGTTATTCCTATTACTGATTCAAACACTATTACTAGATCTACTCTTATCATCAATCCACCAAGCAAGGCTGTCTCCTATGGAGTAAGCACATATACTTGGCAGATTGGTGATCAGATAGATTACCTTGCGTACTCTGCCTATGGTGATGAGACTCAGTGGTGGAGAATAGCTGATGCCAATCCTGAGATTCTATTCTGGAATAACATAACTCCAGGAACGCAGGTGAGAGTTCCAAGTGCTTAATCCCTCACCTTCGTATCCAGACTTTTCAGTATTCGTTAATGGCACTACGCCTCTGAGCCAGTACACTCCCTGCGTACGAATCGTGCAGTGTATGAACGCACACTCTATAGCGCTCCTGGACGTTGTCTATATCGGTAGCGCTTTGGGAACCACACAGACTAGATCTGTGCACAAGTGGAGCTACATAAAAGAACAGACTCCCATCCAAATTGTTTATGGACAGAAGCCTAACTATCTAAATGCTTTTGTTGGATATGTTTCTTCTTATGAATTAATTCGTACAGGTAAAGATACTGGTTATGATAATCTGACAACCACAACAGTAAGATATACCATCACTGGTGCTTCTCAGATTATGCAGTCAACAAATAATGTGGCATGGAAGCACACCAGTCCTTCTACCATCGCAGGCAATATTGCCAATAAGAATGGAATGCGCGGAATCATTCACGTATACCAATCAGCTATTGACTACCGTCTACAGAATTCCAGTGACTTCAAGTTCTTATCTCAGTTAGCAGATGAGATTGGATATAGATTCTATGTGGATAATACAGATCTATACTTTGTAAATCCCACACAGATCCTGGCTAGAAATAATATTCGTAATGTCCCACAATTCTGGTCTCATAACCAACCAGGTATCTACGATACTATACGTGAGTTTAGACCAGTGGTAGGAACCATTACTCCTGATGGTGGAATTGTAGCTAATAGGAATGTGGTAGGTCTTAATCCAACCACTGGACAGCTTACTCAAGCCACAGCACTAGCAGATGTAACCACTGTAGGTGGTAATCAGTTTGTGGACTACATCACCAAGTACTATAACGATGCTCCAGCAGAGTCATACTACGAGGCACAGCAGAAGGTAAACGCTGATGCCCTTAAGAATCTCTACTGGAATACAGCCACAGCTACTCTTAGAGGAGATGCCCGAATCCATCCTAATGGGCTTGTCAATGTACTGGGAGCTGCTCTAACACCAGACGAGGTAGGTGTGTGGCTAGTAGAAACTTCCACACACTACATTGAAAAGCAACCACCTGGCGGAAACAAATTTGCCAATACATACACTACTGATACCACTCTTATACGTGATCAGATCTATTCAGCTAATGTCACTGCGCTATCTACAGCACAAGATATAACTAGAGCTGTTGCTGCTAAACTCGTTGGCAACCGTTGGATATCTTCAAATATAGGAGCCACTATTTATGCAACCTAAATATGATGCAATCTATAGGGCACTAGTAACTTCTAATGTCGATTCCACTAACACGGGAAAGATTAGAGTTCAGTGTCCTCAGATTGGTGGGCTTGCAGAGATCAGAGCTGCGGAGCCAGCTAATATAAAAGATCCTATTCCTAATGTAGGGTCCACTGTATGGGTAGCCTTCAGTGGCGGAGATATAACTAAGCCAGTTTATATTTCAAATTCAGATTACCTATATCTACTAAGTGATGGAACTACTCTAGTTACTCAGTCACTAGCTTCTGCCTCACTGCCAGATCCTGCACAGATAACCATAGCCTCTGGGGTAGCATCTGCTAACACTGGAGCTTCTAATGCTCCTCACGTTAATTTCGATGACGTCAGTAATTCTTCTCCAGTAGATCTCCGTGTGTCAGGTTCCGTTATTAAAACTACTAATAATGGATCAATGTACACCTGGCAAAGTCCTTCCTACCAAACTGCTTGGGCTGGAACTACCTCATTCATTGGTGTATCTCCTACACATACTCTTCAGTACCGCAAGGATGCGGAAGATAATACATGGTTCCTAGGAGCATTCACATGCAGTACTGGTGCTAACTCTGTTGTATTCCAGCTACCGGGAGGCTACTACAATCCTTCTATTCAAGAAGGCTTTCAGGTGCAGGAGAAGCAGGCAGCCGGAACATACCAGGTAGGCTTTGGGTATATCTCTACTACCGGAAACTTCCACATTGACCTAGGAAATAACTTCACTAGAAATAATGGAGATGCTTTCTTTGTCAATGCTAAGATTCCTATTGGAAACCTGTCCTAACTATTTACTATGGGATAATAAAATTATGGGTACACAGATAAGCATTCCATTTGCTGTTCTACAAAATGGGGCAGTGTCAACAGAAACAGATAGTGACATTCAGGTCTCTCAGAGAATTGACGCGATCGTATCAACTGAAATTGGTCAGCGTGCTATGAGAGCCAAGATGGGTCTGCCTCTTTCCAGATTGCTGTTCGATCCCAATAGCACACTGGTTGCTTCTGAGATGCAGAGTCTGGTTACTCAGCAGATTCAGAAGTACGAACCTGGTGTTGAAGTAGTATCCGTTACTCCTAATACCCAGGAAGCAAACGAAGGAACAGCTTCTGTTAATGTTAATTACAGACCTATTATTCAAGCTTCTGCAACAAGCGCTGTAGCCAATACGGTAACTATTCTTGTTGGTGGAACCGTAAAGGAAGGAATTGTAAGTTAATGGCAACAGTTAATGGTGTACCTGCTATCGACTATACAAGTAAGGACTACACAGGATTCATTAACTCTATGCTGGACTTTGCTAAGACAGCATTTCCAGAATGGACTAATCAGAATCCTGGTTCCCTTGAAGTCATGCTTCTAGAATCTCTGGCGAGAGAACTTGATGTTCTTTCCTACTATGGAGATCGCATTGTTGGGGAAGCCTACATCGGAACAGCTACCCAGCTATCTTCTGTTATCCAGCTCGCCCAACTTCTGGGTTACACACCAGGACAGGCTCTAGCAGCTACCGGAACGGTTACCTTCCAGACAGCTACAACGTCTGGTGCTGTGTCCGTTCCTTTGGCTACTCAAGTTACTACCAACTATATTTCTAGCATCAATGGGCCTATCGTATTTGAGACTACTCAGGCTGCAACCGTTCCTGCTAATGGGGGAACTATTGTTGTTCCAGTTATTCAAGGTATAACCCAAGGCTCCGCAGTATTCACTATAGGTAATTCAACCTCAGCTCCTTTTGCTATTACTACTGAACTTATCGGTACCTCTGATGGCTCCCAGCTACAGACCTTCACGCTGGCTAACAATCCCGTTGTAAGCGGCTCAATCACCATCTATGTGCAGAACCCTGCCTTCGGTTCTACAAGTGGCCAGGATCCCATCCTGCCGTGGAATCAGGTGCAGTCTCTGCAACAGGCAGGATCCTCTGATCTGGCTTGGGCAGAGACAGTAGATGCTAATGGCGTTGTATCTATTAATTTTGGTGATGGACTTAACGGTGCCATTGTTCCCGCTGGTCTAAACATCTACGCGAACTACCGTGTAGGTGGTGGAACCATTGGTAACCTGGCAGCTAACTCCATTGTTGACATAGCCTCTGCTATCAATGGCATTTCTATTTCAGCATCCTCAGCTACTTCTGGGGGAACAGCAGCAGAAACTATTGATCAAATCAGAACTAATGCTCCTCGTGCATTTACTACACAACAACGAGCTGTAACATTAGCTGACTATGGTAATCTTGCTATGTCACTTCCTGTAGTTTCTCAGGCAAATGCAGTAGCTAATACGTATACTAATATCACTGTGTATATTACTGGGCAAGGAAATACAGTACCTACTCAGGCTGTGCTAGATTCTGTTACTGCATTCCTACAGCCACTGTCTCTAGCAGGAACAGTAGTTACCTGTACTGCTGCAACACTGGTACCTATTAATGTTGGATCAACTGGAAGTCCTGTACTCATCGGATGTAGCTCTCGATACAGTCCGACTTCTATTCAAATCCAGGCTACTCAGGCTATCCAGAATCTATTCGCACCATCTAATGTAACTCTAGGTGGTCGTGTAACTTTGAGTTCTGTATACGCAGCTCTATACAAAATTCCAGGAGTTCAATATATTAATATTCCACTCTTTGTAAGAAGTGACGCTACTCAGTCTGGAGCAGCCGATATTCTTATGAGAAACTTTGAGCTACCAACTGCCGGAAATATCGTTGTTACTGTAACAGCAACCACATAAGGAGAATCAAATGGTAGCCGTATACCCTTCATCCATTAAGAGCTTTGCCTATAGACAGGACTACACAGAGCTAGTAGAAGCTGCGGATGTTAATGTTTCCTACGATGAGATCAATGCTATTCAGAATACTCTGGGAACAAATCCTCAGCAAGAAACAATTGATGGAACACTTACTAAGTATTCCAATGTAAGTAGTAGAATCTCTGCTGTACGTAGAGGAACTAATATTCCATACGTAGGTGTATCCGCTCACGATATTCAAGTGTCATTTAATTCGGATTACATTCCAACCTGGAATTCAAAGCTATTCGATACTAATCATATGATTAATGGACAAAGTCTTACCTGTCCTCGTGATGGTATTTACCACTTTAATTTCTATATCAGATGGCACAAGGACAGCGTACAGGTAGCCAACCTCCTGCCTACCTTTGACCGTGGAGGAAAGCTACAGCTAGAAGCCTTCCAGGCAGGCTCCTCCGCCTTCCTTACCTGCCAGACAGACTGGTTCCCACAGGGATTCCAGGACTTTGCTCGCCAGTCAGCTTCTATGATCTATCCTTGGTATAAGGGAAATGCTGTAAAGGTGAAGGCTTATCAGAGCTGCTACAAAGCAGGAACTCTATTCGCTACTGTCTATGCGAACATTGCTTATATTAGAGACATTCCATCATAAGGAGTTTAAATGAGCCAAGGATATGGTGTTGATATCTATGGTCTGGCATACTATGGATACTCACAGCCTGCTGACTATAGCGTAGCTCCATTCACAGCTAAGCAGTCTGACTATGGAGATATCGTATTGTCCTGGGCTTCTCCTAATACAACTTCATGGAAGATACTCCGCCTAGTACGCAGCACTTATGGTTATCCAAATAGACCAGAAGATGGTGTTGTACTTACGGATATCTTCCCTGGAACTATTGTAAGAACATATGATGATCCACAGTTAGCTACTGGGATCATCTATTACTACGCTATGTTTATTAGCGTAGAGTCTCCTACATGGAGCGTAGGTAATACGTATCTTCTTAATCAGCAAGTTCTTTACAATGGCCTGTACTGGACTAGCACACAGAATGGAAATACTGGAAATACCCCTGCCGCAGGTTCTTCTTTCTGGTCCCCTTCTCAGTACATTCCTACTTGGTATCCCGCAGGTTTCACAGCTTCTCTAGCTGTAGCTAATCAGGGATATACCAGTCTGCTTTACAACAGAACACCACAGCCTTATAAGTCTAATACCTCTGATACATTCTCTTCCGTTGATATTGAGAACCAGTCTCTATTTAACTTCGAGTCTCTATTCGGATGGGGACTAGACCTTATCAAGGCAGACTACGATACACACTTGAATCTAAGTAATGCAGATAAAGTATCGGCTACTTACTTGGATATCCTAGGTCAGCAATTAGGAATTAACACCGATTATCTTTCTACCCCACAGCAGAGAAGACAGCGTATCAAGAATGCTGCGGTTAACTACCGACTAAAGGGAGAAACTCAAAGCATTCACAACCTTATTGCTGAGCTTGCGGGATGGGATTCAGCTATTACGTATGGTCCTAACCTATTTGATACTGCGGATCAGACAGCCTTTGTACATCCTTCATACGATAACTGGAATGCTAATAGTACATACTTCCCTGGTCAGCTAATCCAGTACAACGGATACAACTACTCCAACACCACTCAAGCCAAGGGACAGGCGCAGGCTCCATCAGGAACTACTGCTTCCAATACTTGGTGGTCTGCTGCGCAACAGTATGTTCTAGATACAACAGTAAACGTGAATCCAGGTACTCGTCAGATGTCTACCTGGGGATTCGCTGGACTGTCTGGAACTACTGGAACCATTGAGGGTGTTCGTACAGGACTTCCACATCCTACGAATGTGAATATCCAGAACTGGAACGCATTATCTATTCATCAGACTAATAACTTTGCGACTGGATTCTTTAACATTGATTCCACTGCACCATTAAGTACGTCTAACTGGTCTTCAGGTACCAACTATGTAATTAGAAATGTTGTTCTATACACTGATGGTTACTACTATGTAGCGCAGAAGCCTAGTGGACCAGGTACACCTTATGGATTCAAGACACCCGGAGTTGATCAGAGCTTCTGGAAGCCTTTCTATTTCCTTACAACTGATCGTCCTAATATCATTCGTGATGGTGTTCCTATCGCACAGCTTCCTGTATGGAATTCAACTACAACATATCCCGCTGGAACTAATGTTCAGTACAACGGTATTCAGTATCTAAGCGCACAAACAAATACAAACTCAGCTCCATCTGGCTATTACTATTCAAATAAGAACTGGGTATTTATCTCTGCATCTGAATACACTCTTGTAACCTCATCCTATTGGGCACGTAAGGCTAATGATGCTGGAAGCAACACTACCGTTACTCCTATCTTGTATTACTATGACAAGAACGGAAACCTTATCAACAACACTGCCTCAGACTACACAGGGTACAACGTCAACTCTGAAGGTGTAGTAGCCAGACTAGTTGATGACCATGTTGATCTTAATGGAACAACTGAGACTTCTCTAGCAAACGCCAATACAGATGGAACATTGTCCAGCGGTACTTGGCTAGCTGGAGGGTCTGGTGGTGTTATAGCCAATCTCTGGGTAGGTAAATACGGAATGGCCTCAGCTAATCAGACACTAGCAGGAACACTTACTTATAACTATCTGACAGTAGACTGTGGTAATCCCTCTGGTAGATTTGCCATGACCTTTATTACAGACTTTGTGGATACAGCTCACAAGACGCATGGACTTGTCTTTGCTATGCTTGACGCAAATAATTTTTATTACGTCACACGCACTAGCTTGAGAAAGGTAGCTTCAGGTGTAGATACTCTTATTACATCCTGGACTCGACTTCAGAATGGTGACCGAATTGTAGTAGATGCTGTTAGTGATATCCATGTGTACAAGTACGCTCGTACAGGAAATGGCGCACTTACCCGTATCGCTCTGTCTACTGGAACCGGTCCTGGTGATGTCGGAACAGTTGGTCGTGCAGGCTTTATTCAGAAGTACTCAGCAACTGGAGCACTATAAATGGCAACCCCTAAAATTAGTACGCTTACTGATGTATTCCAAGTAGATGGCTTTGGTTTCTTCGGATTCGGTGATGGAGGATTCGGCGGTTCTACTGAACTACTGAATCCTCAATGGAA